ACGCCAGCTACCCGCAGCGCTACGCCATCGGCGTTCGAGTGGCGGGCATGGACTCGTCCGACCTCGGGAGCCGGGCCGCGCGCTCCGAGGTGACGTCGGACCCGACGACGATCCTCATGCTCGATCCGATCTCGGAGACGAGTCAGGCGATGATGGGGCAGTACACCGCGGGCGCCGATGTCGAGAAGCTTGAGGCCGTCATCGCGGCCGTGGCGCACCGGCTCGCGACGGACGCCGGCCTCTCGCCGTCGGAGCTCCAGCGCACCTCGGGCTCCGCGCGCTCGGGCTACGCCATCTCGCTCTCCCAGGAGGGCAAGCGCCAGGCACAGCGGCGCTACATCATGCAGTTCCGCGCCTCTGACGAGGCGCTCGTGTCGCTGTCGGCGGTCTTGTTCAATCGGTGGACCGAGGCCAACAGCGAGCCGAGCAACTACCCCGAGGGCGGCTTCTCCGTCCTCTACCGAGAAATTCCGTTGTCGCCTCAGGAGATGGAGGCGAGACGAAAGCACGTGTTGGAGATGCTCGCCGCCGGGCTCATGTCCGAGGTGGACGCGCTCAGGTTCTTTGGGTCGTTGTCCGAGCAGGACGCTATCGCGCAGCTCGCCGCGATCCGCACCATGAAGGGGGCACCGTCGCCGACGACGGTAGAAGGAGGAAGCCCGCCCCCGGCGACGGAGCCCGCCGGCGACGTATCCCACGCCGAGGCCATGGCCGACGCGGTGGACGAGCTCGTGGCTTCAGAGGAGGCGCTCACCGGGCTCCTCGAGTCGGCGACTGGCGACCACGCCGAAGTCCTCCGCGCTGTGCGCGAGAGTCTCCGCGAGGCCCGCGGCTACCTGACGGGCGCTCCTGTCGAGGCTGTCGCCGAGCTCGCCCGCGAGGACGAGGACCAGGTCGAAACCACCGCGGTCCCGGCCGAGGCCGAGAGCATCGCCGCCGCCGCCGCCGCTGGACAGCCCGCTTCGGCTGTCGCGCTGAACGGGCCCCAGGTCCAGGCCGCACAGGGCATCATCGTCGCGGTGTCGCGTGGCGAGCTGCCGCGTGAGACGGGCGTACAGATGCTCATTCAGTTCTTCTCGATCCCGGCCGCACAGGCTGACGAGCTCATGGGCCCAGTCGGCCGCTCGTTCACGCCGCCGGCCGCCGAGTAGTGCCGCTCGATCTCCGCCCCCCCGCCACGGTCGCCGCAGCCGCGCGCCGTGGCCTCGCGCTACGCGCCGAGTTCGGGCGCGGTGGTACGGTCGTAGGTGTCGCGCGAGCGCGTGACCTCTCCAACCGGCGCGACCTGTCGCTCGACACGGTCCAGCGCATGGCCTCGTTCCTCGCGCGGCACGCTGTCGACCTGGAGGCGCCCGCCGCGCAGCCGGGACACCCCGACTACCCGAGCCCAGGCCGCATCGCGTGGCTGCTATGGGGCGGCGATGCCGGGCGGACGTGGGCGACCAAGATTCTTAAGCAACAGGCACGGCTCGAAGGGGCCGCCGATATGGAGGGGTACGCATGAGCGACGAAGGAACCACTGAAACCACGGACCAGGGCGCGGCCTCCGCGCGCATCCGCCAACTGGTAGCGCGCGTCAAGGAACTTGAGGGCCGCGTGGTCGATCTCGAGCCCGTGGCGGCCCAGGCCGAGAAGTGGAGGAGCCAGGTGGACGAGGTCAAGGCCGCGTCGAAGGCCGAGCGCGAGACGCTTCGAGTCGAGCGCGAGATCGCGGCGGCTGGCATCACGGACGCCGAGGGCATGGAGTACGTACAGCACGCGTACTCCAAGCTCGCCGCCGAGGGACGGCCTCCCCTGTCGGAGTGGCTCGCGGCCCCTGACGGGCTCCCTAAGGCCGTCCGCGCGTACCTCCCGGCCGCTACCCCCACCGCGCCCGCGACGACGACCACGGGCACGCCCGCGCCGCCGCCGCCGCCCGCGCCGCGCCCGTCGACGGGGACGGTCCCGCAGGCGCCGAGCGAGCCGAGCTCGTGGACTGCCGAGAGCATCGCCCGCCTCAGCCCCACTGAGTTCAGAGCAAACCGCGAGGCCATCTTCGCGGCGCTCCGCACGGGTTGACAGATTGTCGCGCCGCGCGTAGTCTGCACGTGCGAGGTCATCACCTCGCACGCGCTCGGGGCAAGCTCCCGTAAAAAGTGAAAGGCGCGGGTACACCCTCCCATTTTTGCAGGAGGCCCCGTGGCCAACGAAGTCTACTTTACCGGCCTGTCCGGCAACGCCCGTCTCGCGGCGATCCTCAATCAGTTTGTCGTCACCAAACTGACCGACACCGCCTCGCTCGTCAATCACCCGAGCATCACCCAGCTTCGCAGCATGAACGGCTCCGGGTCCACCGTGGTCCAGGTGCCGGTCGTGAGCTGGGGCGCGAACGCCATGGCGTCCGTCGCCGAGAATTCCACGGTGAGCAACACCGCGCTCACCACGGCTAACGTCAATGTCACCATCGCGCGCCAGGCGCTTCGTCGTCAGATCTCCGATCTCGCGATGCTCACCGCGACCGGCATTCCGCTCGACGTGACCCTCGACAACATCGCGGCCGACATGGTCCTCGCGTACAACAAGCGCGTGACCACGATGATCGCGGCGCTCTCGTCCGGGTTCTCCTCGCAAGTTGGTAGCACGACCGTTGACCTGACCGTCGCCAACTTCTACGCAGCCATGTTCGTGCTCCAGCTCAACAGCGCGGACGGGATGTTTACGGCGATCTTGCACCCGCAGCAGATCAACGACCTGATCTCCTCGCTCCGCTCCGAGACGGGACCCGGCCAGTACCTTGCGACGACCCAGGACCAGGTCCAGGCCAAGGGTCCCGGCTTCCGCGGGAACCTGTTCGGCGTCGATATTTTCGCGAGTGCGAACGTGCCCACCGCCACCGCCGGCGCCGACTACCTCGGCATGATGATCGCCCCCGGCGCTATCGGTGTCGCCACCGCCACCGCCGCTCCGATGGTTGGCGCCCCGACGCTCGCCTCGCAGTCGCCCATTGTGGTCGAGCTGGAGCGCGACGCGTCCTCGGGTTCCACCATCGTGGTGGGCTCCGCGTTCGTGGGCGTTGGCGAGCTCGACGACCTCCGCGGCGTCGGCATTCTGTCCGACCTCTAAGACCACGCGCCCGCGCTCGTAGGGTTATCCTATGAGCGCGGGCGCTTTCGCGTCTGAAGGAGCATCTATGGCGGCGACGTTTGGCACCATTGGCGGCGGTCAGTTCGAGGGGCGCGCGGCGGCGCGTCCGCAGGTCATGCGCGAGCTGGTACGGATGGATCCGTCTACCTCGTTCTGGTTCATGCACCATCCGGCTCGCTGGATGCTCGTTAAGGGCGAGTGGCTCCCGTGGCTCTCCAAGCTCGCCGCAGACCCCGGCGTCTCCAACGTCGACCAAAGCGGCGACACCGCCACGGCCGAGGTAGCCAAGCGCCGCCGCGGCTGGACCATCATCCCCTGGGAAGCCGAGCCGGGCGGCTACGTCGTCGCCTATGACGGTGTCGCCGGCCCCGTCCACTTGTCCAAGTGGGAAACGCCCAAGATGGTCGCGGGGCAGACCCGCATCCAGAGCGACTCCGACGGCTACTGGGCTTTCTGCAAGCGGCTCGTGGCCGACGGATACATCGACCTGCCCGATCCGGACTTCATCACGGTCCAGATCGAGCGGCAAGAGAAGCACGTCCAAGAGTGGCGCGAGAAGGCGCCGAGCTCGCCGTACCACCGCGAGGCCCTCCCCAACGAGGAAGCCACGCTCGACAGAATGCGCGCCGCGATGGACCGCCTCTTTGCGCCGCCCGTCACCGACGACGAGGCGCCCGTCGCGCTTGCCCCCAAGCCTCGCCGGGGCCGGGCGTGAGCGAGCGCGACGGCTATCGCGAGGCGATGGAGCGGATGTCGCAGAAGCTGCGTGAGTCGGGGATGCCCGCCGACAAGGCGCGCAAGGTGGCGCAAGACACCGCGCGCCGCCGTGACGAGACGCAACGCGATAAGGGCAAGTAGGAGGTCGGGATGTCGCTCGCCGAGACTGTCTACACCGCCCGGTTCCGTTCGACGGAGACGCTTGAACGTGGGCGGACGCAGACGATCACCTGCCCTACCTCGAGGGCGGGCGCGACGGCGACACCGACGAGCGGCACGGTCACGATCTACCGGCCGGATCAGACCGTGCTCGTGACGGGCGCGGTGACGGTGGCGAGCATCGCCACGTTCTCGGTCACTGGCGCGACGACGACGGCCGAGGCCCTCGGCGAGGGGTTTCTGATCGAGTGGGTGCTCGTCATGCCCGACGCGGTGACCCACACGTTTAGACAGGACATGGCCGTTTGCAGGCGAACCCTCTACCCGGTCGTCTCCCAAGATGACCTCACTCAGCGGCACAGTGACCTGCCGTCGCTCCTCGGCCCCGCCGCGTCGTATCAGGCGTACATTGACGAGGCCTGGTTCACGATCTCAAACCGGCTGATCGGCGCGGGCCGTCGGCCGTACCTTGTCATCCAGCCGAGCGCGCTCCGCGAGTGTCATCTGATGCTCGCGCTCCACCTGGTCTTCATTGACTATTCGACCTCGGCCGGCGACGGCGGGCGGTGGCAAGCCCTCGCCGCTCACTACCTCATGGGGTACGAGCAAGCCTACGGGCAGCTCAGGTTCTCCTACGACGAGGCCGACGACAACCGGATCGATCCGACGAAGAAGAAGAGCGCGAGCTCGCAGATTTGGACCAACGGGCGCGGCCTCTCGCACGCGTCCTGGACTCGCTATGGCGACTAAGACGGTGCGCCAGCTCCGCGAGGACGTCACGACTCGGATGCTCACGCTGACGGGCTGGCGCGAGTCGCGCGTTCTGCCGGAATCGTTCGGCCGCGATGCCGACAGCATCGCCCACAAGGCGTTCGTGGTTCACCCGGTGACGACGAAAGACCTTCGGCTCTACCGGGGCAAGCCGGCCGAGGGCACCCTTGTCGAGACCGACCTCGAGGTGCGCTTCTCGTGGCGGATGGTGCCCAAGGACATGAGCACCTCATACGACGACAGCCTCGACGGCGCGCAGGCCGTGGTCAACCTCCTCATGGTCTACGACGCGACCTGGCCCAGCTCCTACAAGGTGCAAGTCCTCGAGACGTCGCAAGCCGCCACCGATACCGGCGAGTGGGTTATCGGCGTCGTAGCCTTCCGCATCGTCCACAATCTCCCGCTCCAATAGGTGAACCATGGCTCAGTCGACCGTAATCAAGAACTTTCGCGATGGTACCCTGGTTTTCACCGACAATACCGGCACGCCGCTGTCGTTGCCGATTGTCTTCGAGGCGGGTGACTTCTCCATCGACAACCTTAACGAAGGCCTTGTCGAGACGACTGCCTACCTGGACCGCGGCGAGTTCGCGACCCTCCGCAAGACCAACCGCGTCTTCCCGTCGTTCAGCTTTACGGCTCACCAGACGGACCTCTCCGACGCTACGGACAAGCTCCTCTACGACCTCGCCCGCAAGCTCGGCGCGTTCACGGCGGCCGTGTCGACGCTCGGCGCCGCCTCGGACGCGATGACGTACAAGCTCACCTGGACGTGCGAGGGCACCAACTTCGGCGACATCGGCGACCACATCCTCGCGCTGAACGACTGCCGCGTCACGCTGTCGATCTCCGAGGGCGATCCCAACTCCTTCTCTGTGTCGGGCATCGTCTACGGCACGATCATCGCGACCTAATGCAGTCCCGAACCGTCAAGCTCGGGGCGCACTCGGTCACGCTCCGCACCCCGCCCTCGTTTGCGTTGGCGCGCGTCGTCTCGCTGGCGCTGTCGCAGTCGCCTCTCCTCGGCCTCGGCGCGGCCCTGGGCGCGTGCTGGGGCGGCCGTCCGCTCAAGGCCTCGCTGAAGGCGCACCAACACGACGCGTGCGCCTACGGGGCCGCAGTGGTGGACGAGCTCCACGGGCTCGGTTTCCCCGAGAGTGAGATCTGGGCAGCGGCTGGCGTGGCCGTGGAGATGCTCACGGCCTCGACTCCGACGGAGGCGGGCGTAGCAGCCGCCGCGGATTTTACCGCGCCCCCGGTGGCGGGCTCGACGCCGTAGCGATGGACATCGGGCTCACCTACTGCGGGGAGCCTGACGCGTTCTACGCGTGGGACGTGGAGACTCAAGAGCGCGTGCTCGGTTGGTGGCGTGCGAAGCACACGCCGCCGCCCGCCGCGAAGCGAGGCAAGACGGCCGCCGAGGGGGACGCCGCGGCGTTGTCGTTCTGGGGGCTCGGGTGAAGCCGGCCGGTACGCGGCGGTTTGCGTCGGACACCGTCACGGTGACGATTGATCGTGCGCTGGACGACGCCATCCTCGCGCTCGTTCGCGAGGTAGCCGGGGGCGTGGTCGACGTCCTCGAGGACATCGCCTCGAAGACGGTCAACGACACCAAGTCCAAGTGGTACACGATGGTTCGCAAGAAGACGGGGAAGTCGGGCGCCGGCAACAAGTACAGGATGGAGGTCCGCGGGGACACCATCCGGGCCATCGTGTACAACGACGCGGTGAAACTCGCCAAACGCAATTTGAACGTTGACGCGCAAGGGCGACTGTTGCCGGGCAAGGAAACCAAGGACGAGCGCATCACGGCGACGACCGAGAGCTACGCCTACTTCGTCCATGCTCCGCTTCCGCTCTCGACAATCGCGAAGGGGACACCGATTGACGAGTACAAGAAGCTCATGAGCCTTTGGCGCAAGGAGCGCCGCCTGCCGCCGGGCTACATCGCGCGCGGCTACGTCGACAAGAAGGGACGCTCTCGCCCCGTCGGCATCGCGCGCATCGTGCGGAACCCGCTGGCGTCCGACGGGAAGACGCTGTGGAGTACGCTCGCCGTCAAGGGCTCCAAGGCCGTGATAAAGTCTCAACTGATTGAGCTCGACCGCGCGCTCCAGGCGGCCGGTAAAAACTTCGGGAGGCGCTGATGGCAACGGCTGAACTGACCATCTCGGCCAACATCGAAGGCCTTCGGCGCGAGCTCGAGAAGATCGGGCCCATCACGGCTGACCAAGCAACCGCGATGACCAACCAGCTCAACAAGTCGATCAAGGCTGCTGAGAAGGCGTCAATGGCCGCGGCGAAGGCATCGAAGGTGGCGTCCGAGGGCGCCAAGGCATCGGGGCGCGCCGCGTCCGAGGCGCTCGACACCGCCGCCGCATCGGCTACGCGCTTCGGGGACAAGGCCGGCGCCGTCGGCTCGAACGCGGGCAAGCTCGCCGGCATCCTTGACCTCCTCGTCCCCGGCCTGGGGGGCGTGGCGCGTGGCGTAGCCGATGTCGCCGATACTGCCGAGGTGGCGTCTGTCGCGACGAAGGGCCTCGGCGTGTCGATGGCCTCGACGCTCGCCGTCCTCGGGCCGGTGGCTATCGCCGTCGCCGCGCTCGGCGCGACGTATGTGTATCTGTCTTCGGTTTTGGACGAGGTCGAGGTCAAGAACAAGGCCGCGTCAGACGGCGCAATTGCTCAAGCCGAGGCGACAAAGAAGGTCCGCGACCGTAAGCAAGAGGTCAACGACCTCTTTTTGATTTCCGGAGACGCGGCAACGGCCGAGGGCATCGCGATCCGCAAGGCGAACGAGGCTACAGACGCATCATTCAGAGACGCGCTCGAGCTCGCGGAGAAAAGCGTAAAGCAGCAGCAGGACGCTAAGGCTAAGGCCGGTCAAGCGCTGAACTCTCTTGAGCTGCAAGCTGCCCAAAAGCGAGTAGTCGAACTTCAAAAAGAGATTGAGCTTACAAAGACCAAGGAAGAGCTTGTAATCACGGGGCAGTTTGCGGCACAGAAGGCGGCTAAAGACACGGTCGACGCGCAGCTCGCCGCGGCCAAAGCTGCAACCGCTCGCGCCGCGGCAGAAGCCGCTATCGTCGCAGAAGAAGCGGCCCGCGCCGAGGTGGAGCGCGGCATCCTCGACCAGACGCAGACCTATCGCTCGGTCGTCGCGTCCCTTGGGGAGACGACGCGCGCGGCGAACGACGCGCAACTCGAGGGGGCCGCCGCGATTGAGGCGTCGTTGGCACGGCAGATCGAGAAGGTCAACGAGCTCGCCGCGGCTAAGGTTGAGAGCGGCGTGGGTGGCACCGAGGAGATCCTTGCAATCGAGGCCGCGCGCCTCGAGGCGGTGACGGCCCTTGAGGCGAAAGCCGCCGCGGACATTGACGCTATCTATGCTGCCTCGTCGGAGAAGCGCACCAAGCAGCGCGGGGAAGAGCTCGCGGCCGAGGCCGCGTTCCACGCACAGAGGACGCAGGCGACGGCGTCTGCTACGTCGGACTTGCTCGGGACCACGTCGGACGCGTTCGCCGCGGCGGCCGAGGAGCAGGCCAAGACGAACAAGGATGCCGCGATGGCGATGTTCGTGGCGTCGAAGGCCGCGGCCGTAGCGCAGGCGGTGGTCAACACGGCGCTCGCTATCTCCTCTGCCAACACGCTCCCGCCCCCGGCGAACTTCATCGCCATGGCCGCCGCGGGCGTGAGCGGCGCCGTGGCGCTTGGGGCTATCGCCTCGTCCCCGCCGCCATCGTTCAACGACACGCCGGGCGTGATGTCGATGGGCCAGCGCGGCAACGTCAGTCTCGCGAGCGGCGACTACTTCGCCGCGGCCCGCTCGCCGACCGAGCTGCAGCGCCAGGTGGGCGCGTCTGCCAGCGGCGGGGGCGTCTCCATCCTACAGGTGCGCCTCGGGCACAAGGTGCTCGATCAGTCGGTGGCCCGCACCATCCAGGAGGGCGGGCGCCTGTCGCGTGAGATCTCGGGCCGCGTCAAGAGCGGCACCACTGGACACCGGAGCCGCGCGTGATCCTCTACCCGTCGCAGCTCACCGGGCGCCGCGTCTACTGGCTGCTCACCGTGGACGTTGGCGGCGTCCTTATGCGGATGGCGTCCGACGAGGTCGACGTCGTCACCGACGACGGCGAGGTGTACCACTTCGCCGCGGGGCTGGATGACATCGAGACGACCGAGGGTATCGACCTGTTCGGCGACTCGTCAGGGCAGCTCTCGGTTCCGTTGGAGTTCTTGCCGCCGCCGGGCGTGAGCATCGCCGAGATGATCGCCCGCGGCGAGGACCTCTCTGCGGGCCGCGGCGAGCTCGCGCGCTGGGTTGAGGGCACTACCTACGAGGCCCGGCGCGTGGTCCTCGTTGGCGGGCTCACAGACCCCGAGTACGGCGACGACGGCGAGGCCGTGGCGACGACGCTTGAGGAGCGCCTCGCGTACACGGAGACGTTGACCTCGGCTCCGGCCGCTTCGGTCACCGCGGCGACCTGGGATCACACCTCGGACCTCTCCGACGACTGGATCGACGTGCCGTACCCGATCGTCATCGGGCGCCCCGGCTACCAGGGCGGGACCGCCTACGTCACCGGCTCGCCTGCGGTGTGGGCGGACCATCGTGACGACGGGGGGACGCTCTTCGGCGGGCGCGCGGTGGGGAACGTGGTGGTCCTCGCCGGCCACCACGTCAGCGCGAAGTACGTCTACCTCAACCACGACGAATACACGACGGCCGACAAGCGGTTCAAGGTGTTCAACGGGTGGGATCAGGCGGGACAGCCGATCGCGTTCGTCGGCTGGTACCTCACCACGACGAGCCCCGACGCGTTCGAGTTCAACAACGCCTACGCCTACACCTGGTTTGTCGACCCGGATCCGGACACGACGACGGGCGGCCCGACGGTGTCCTTCGGCTCGCTCTACGTCGACCTCGACGTCACGTTCACCTCGTCGGATCAGCTCCCGCTCTTCGCGGTCTGGAAGGACGAGGCGACCGTGGACGGCGGCGGCGGAGGCCTCGTCCGCGACGGCGTCACCATCCGCGGCGCCGGCGACGTGCTCGCGTACTTCCTTGGCTTGACTACCATCGCCGTCGACTGGGGCCGCCTTGCCGCCGCGACTCCGCTCCTCGCCGCGTACCAGCTCGACGGGTGCATTACCGAGCGCACCGACGTGTGGACGTTCCTACAGGACGAGATCCTCCCGCTGCTCCCGGTGTCCATCGTGAGCGGGCCGCTCGGCATCTACCCCGTCGTCTGGCGCTTCGACGCGAAGGCGTCGGACGCCGTCCTCACCCTCGACGCTGACACAGACGCAAGCATCGCCCGCGTTGGACGCGTGGCCTACGACTCGCAGGATCGCGCGAACCGGCTCTCTCTCGAGTACCAGCTCAGCTATCGGACGGGCAACTATCAGACCTCGTTGACCTACGGAAGCGATGCCGACGCCGCGCTTGATTCGAGCGTGACGGCGCATCCTCTCTGCACGTGGTCTCAGGGGCGGACGGGCCGCGTAGTCGAGCGCAGCCTGACGTCCGCTTGGGTCTACGACGACTCCACGGCTTACGCGATCCTTGAGTGGCAAGCGGCGGCCTACGCGCTCCCGACGCGGACGGTGACGTACCAGGTCCCCGAGGTTGAGTACGTCCACGTCGAGCGCGGTATGGTCGCGGTCCTCACGGACTCGGGCATCTACGCCGACGGCGCCGTCTGCTTGGTGCGAGAGGTAGTCACGGACGGGACGGGATACCTGACGCTGACGCTCCACCTGCTCGACTCCCCGCTGACGAGGTAGCCACATGGCCAAAGTGCAACCCGCCGGCGACCTCCGCGGCGTCCTCGTCCCCGAGGGCGGCACGCTCACCGCGGCGTACACGGCCACCTCGCAGGCCGGGCCTCGCGGCGGGCCGGTGGTCCCGGACCAGACGACGGGGCTCCTGCTCCACGCCAGCGGCGCGCTCGACGCGTTGAGCGAGGCGGCCCAGGGCGGCACGATGGGGATCACGACGCTGACCGGCGGCAACGTCGGCACCGCCGCGATTCGTTGGGCGTTCTCGGGTGACACGCTGCGGAGCTGGGATCCGCCCGTAATGCTCGCGGGCTGGGAGTACATCGATCGGACGACGGTAGCCTCGCGCTACGTCGCGCCTCACGTCATCCGGCGCGCGTCTACCGGCCTCCCCGTCGTCGTCGTCGTCAAGAACACCAACGACGTCGTCGTCAACTACGCCGACTCGCGCGGCATCTGGACCGCGGCGACTGTCGAGGCCACCTCGGCACAGACGCGCGCGTGTCTCGTAGACCTGCCGAGCGGGCGCCTCCTCTGCCTCTACGTCGTCGCGGCCTCGTCCGCGTCGACCCAGGTGCGGATGGCATACTCGGACGACGACGGCGCGACGTGGACGACGGGCGCGAGCTCGGCGCTTGGGTCGGCTATCGGAGTGGCGTCGAGCGCGGTGGTCCGCCTTCGCGCGGTCTACCTCGCCGGGCAGATCTCCATGTTCATTCACTACCTCGACGCCGGCGCCGACTTCGTGTTTCAGCTGTCAAGCTCCGACGGGGGATGCCGGTTCGTCGGCATCGTCGGCGATGTCTCCAGCGGCTACCCCGACATGGTCGTCAGTCAGGGCTCGATCTTCCTCTCGCTGCTCCGCTACAGCGCCGCGTACACGCCGGTCACGGTTCAGCCCTTTGTCTACCGGCTGTCGTCTGCTTCGCAGCCGATCTCGTCGGTTGAGGGCGTGCAGGCGGGGACGCCTGCGGGCGCCGAGGTCTTCGGCACCTACGCCGGCTCCGCGTTCACGGCGGGCGAGCTCGCGCTCCTGGCGATGGATGACGGGACGCTCTACGTCTACGGCGTCGACTTCGCGGGCACGGGCACCGACGAGGTGATCACCCGTGTCTCGATTGACCGCGGCGCCAGTTGGGATCACAACTGGCGCAACTCGCACGGGGACGTCAACGGCACCGTCCTCCACTTCTCGGGCGTCGGGACCACGGCCTGGCGTGACCTGTCGGTGGCTCCCGAGCGCGGGCGCGCCATCATGGCGCACGCCACGATTGGCACGGTGACGGGCGACTACACCTCCCTGGCCGCGGCCTACCTCGGCGGCTGGTCGACGGTGGGGATGCCGGCGCCGGGCAGTCAGGAAGCGTGGGAAGTCGCCGGCTGGGATGACACCTATGTCCCCATCGACCTCCCCGACGACTCCGGGCCGACGTGGACACGCACCTTCGCGGGCGGCGCGACCGAGGCGCTCGGGTCGGGTGGGTTGACGGTCACGACGACAACGACCGGCTACTACCAGGCAACGCCGGTTACGACCGGGTACGAGGCGGACGGCGTCCTCCTTGAGTACGCCGTTGTTGTCACCTCGGGCACGATCAACACCGAGCTTAGAATCAGCGACGGGACGAATGGATACGTCGTCCGAGTCGACGCGACCACGACCGGCGTAGGCCTCCGCGACGTAGGAGCGTTCCCGGCCGTGTCCATCGGCACGGTCACGGTGGACTGCACGAAGGGCGTTGTGATCCGCATCGCGCTTGCGAAGGCGGGCGGCGCGTTCTCCACCAATGTTGGCAAGGTCCGCGCGTGGGTGCGCCTCGAGGGGCCCTACACCGGCGGCTTCGTGAACTTCGGCCCGCGCCAGGATCGCGAGTGGACCTCTATCGGCACGTCGAGCACGGTAACGTCGGTCGTGACGGCAACCAACCGCATCCGCTGGGGCTCCGTCAACATCGCGAGCGCGTCGGTTTGGCGCTCGTTCCTGTTCACGGCGGGCCGCGAGACGGCCGGGAACAACCTCGACAGCGCCGCCGGCACCTCGCGCGGCCACCTTGTGACGCCAGCGGGTAGCCCTGTCCACCTGGTCGACGGCCTCCGCGTTCACGGCGTCGACGGGCCGACGGTGGCGGGCGACACGTTCACGACGACGGCCGACTTCAGCTATCCGATCAAGGCCATCAACCCGGCCGTCTCGCCCTCGCCGCGCCGCGTGTGGCGCTCGACCAATGACACGGCGCAACAGGACATCATCCTCACGGGCGTCGACCTTGGCGCCCGCTCCGGTGACCTCTACGGGCTCTACCTCGCCGGCTGCAACTGGAAGACGGCCACGCTCTACCGTGACTCCACGGGCACCAACAAGGTGTGTGACATCGACCTCTCGGCGCAGCTGACCGGCATGGACTTCGTTCGCAATCGCGGCATGGTTTACCCCGTGTCCGGGGCGGGCGTGGGGATGCCCTTCTACGCGAGCGCGCAGCGCATGGTAGGCGCTACCGTGGAGTATGTGTCGACGCTCGCGGGGAACCCGGTGGTGGTCCGCACCGTCGCCGGCAACACCGGCGGCGCGTGGGTAGCTGCTACTGCCGTCGGCTCCTACGCGTCGACCCGCCTCGAGCTCGACAGCTACGAAACCACCGACCCGACGAGCGGCGTCCTCACGTTGCGGATGCCCTCGGCTGTCATCCTGTTTGACGCTCTCGTCGGGACTGACACGCTTATGTTGCGTATCCCCGCCCAAGTTACACCCGATGACTACTTTCAGATCGGGACGATGATCGCCGGACGGGTGCGACTCTTCGGCAGGCAGTACTCGCGCGGGCGCGGGCTCACCTTCACGCCGGCCTACGAGCTCGCCGAGACGCGCGCGGGCACCAGGCGTGCTCGGGCGCTCGGGCCGACTCGGCGGGCGATGGAGATGAGCTGGGACGACGGCGTAGACACGTCAGGGCTGAACACGCCGGGCACGGCGCCCGACTACTACGGCCTCGGCTACTCGGGCGCCGACGGGCTCACGGCCATCGCCGACACCGGGCGCACGCTCGCCGGGTTGATCGCGCAGACGGGCGGGGCGGTGCTCCCGGTCGTCGTCCTGCCGGCCATCCAGCAGCAGGCCAGCGCGCCGGGGACGACAGGGATTCAGCTCCTCAATCCCGAGGCGCACCTCTACGGGCGCATCATGACCGAGACGCTCCGCGTCGACAGTGACGCGAGCGTGCGCGGGCAGGAGCTCCGCGACCCCGGCGAGATGGTTCAGATCTCAACCGTCATCGTAGAGGAGGAGCTCTAATGGCGACAACGACGGTTTGCCCCGTGGCGTGGATTCAGATCGGGAGCGCCCAGGCCGACGCGTCCGTCCGCGCGCTCGTCATCTCGGCGGGCAGCGGTGTCACGCTCACGACGACGACGGCCGCGGGCGTGGCGACAACGACCATCGCGGCCTCGGGCGGCGGCGGCACCCCGGCTACCACGGTCGTCTCTGCGACCAGCTACGGGCAGTCTCCCGTCGTCGGCGTCGGCACCAACTACGCGCGACAGGATCACTCGCACGGCTCGCCAGCGCTCGGCACCTCGGCCTCTACGGCGTGCGCCGGCAACGACGCCCGCCTCGCTGACTCGCGCGCTCCGACTGGCGCGGCGTCGGGTGACCTCGGCGGCACCTTCCCCTCGCCGACGGTGACGCAGGCCCGAGCCCTTCGCGAGACGGCGGGCCCGACGACGTTGACGATGGGCGCGGTAGCCGATGGCCAGGTGCTCCAGCGCTCGGGCTCTACCATCGTCGGCGCGTTCCTCTCGCTCGCCCTCGTCGTGTCTCAGCCAGACGCCTACATCGCGCTCGAGGGGCTCTCCATCGTCTACCCCAACATCATCTCGTCTGGAGGTACCGTCGTATGAGCCTCTCCCCCCTCGCGTGGCGCTACGTCGGCGCCCAAGCGTTCGCCAGCGCCACCGTGGCCTCTGCCCTTGACGCGTTGTTCACCCTCGGCGGCGCGGCGACCTACGACGACGCGACGACGCGGACGCCGGGCTCGGGCTCGGCGTGGACGTGGAGCCGATATCAAAACGTAGGCGTCACCGAGGCCTGCTACGCCACGCCGCCGACCGATACCCTCGGGCTCCGCGTCATCCTCGCGGGCGCGGCCGTGGCACCCTCGCCGGTGCAGACGATGGCGGTGCCCGATGTGGCCGCCGCGGGCACGCTCCACGCCAACGTCGTAAAGAACGCGGGCTCGTTCGCGTCGTGGAACGCCGCGTCCCCGTTCACGTCAGGGCAGACGTTCGGGTACTGGCGCGTGTGGGCCTCGGCGTCTGGAGCCGGCACCGTTCGGCTGTACGAGGGCACGGAGGCGGTCCTCGTGCTGATCTCGACAAGCGGCGGCAGCATCTACGGCGTGTTCCTCGGCGCTCTGCTCGACCCCGAGAGCCCCGACGTGGCGAGCGATGCCGAGTCCGACGGCAAGCTCTACGGGATGATCACCTCGGGCATCACGGCCGCCATCAATAGCTCGATGAACACGGCCGCCGCGTTCCTTGATCACTCGGTCAGCTCAGCGCAGAATCACGCCGGCATTTTCACGCCCGGCGGGAGCGCGCTTCTCACCATGAACCGCCGCGCTTCTGCCAACGCGGCGTTGACGACGACCACGCTGAAGACACGCTCGGGCCGCTACGTCCGCGCGCCGTATGACTACAGGTCGACGGCTGGTGCACCCAACGACGCATCACTTGGCCGCCTTCGGGAGATCAGCATGTTCGCCGATGGGAAGACCGGGACGCGGTTGGTGTCGGGCGCGACCACCATCGGCTACCTTGTCAGCGGTTCGACTTCGGCGGACCAGGACGCCGTCATCTTGGCGCACGCATGAGCCCGACTGTCGCCTGGGTTGCCGCCCTCGCCGCCGAGGGCCACATCGCCGCCCGCATCGAGGCGCCCCTCGTCCATCACGCCGACCTCGTCGCCGCCGGCTACGCGCCCGAGCCCGAGCGCGCCGACCGCCCCGGCCACATCTTCGTGACGGACACGAACGCAGCCGAGTGGGCGGCGAACCTACCGGAGACGTGGTAGGCTCGCGTGTGTGAGGGTAAGTATGTCTAACGACGCTCCGAGCTGGTACGGTAAAGCCTTCAAGGTCGAGGGCCCCGCCGGCATCTTGGCGATCTTGCTCACCAGTGGCGTGCTCGGGGCGTCCGCGGCGGGTGGTGTCGAGCACTTCTCGGAGCCGGCCGACATGGCGGCGATTGACGCTCGCGTAGATGCGCGCATGGACGCCATCGTGGACCAGATGCGCCGTGAGGGCGCAAGCGCAGCCGAGGCGAGCGAGGCGCTGTCGGGCGCGCGCTACGATGAGATCCTCCGTCGCCTCGACCGGATTGAGCGTCGACTGGATACCACGCCGTGAGCGTGAACCTCTCCCCGCACTTCACGCTGTCCGAGCTCACGCGCACGTGCACCGGCCTCGCCAACGAGCCGTCGCCGTCGCATGTGGCGGCCCTGACGAGCCTGTGCCTCCACGTCCTGGAGCCCATCCGCGCGCTCCTCGGCGCGCCCCTCCGCGTCACCAGCGGCTTCCGGGGCGCCGCCGTCAACGCCGCGATCAAGGGCGCCGCCGGCTCCCAGCACATGCGCGGAGAGGCGGCCGATATCGTCCCCGTCGGCGTCGATGTCGAGACGGCGATGGGACTGATCGCCGCGGCCCGGCTTTCCGTCGACCAGGTCATCGTCTACCCCCGTGGCGGCTTCCTCCACGTCAGCTACGCAGCCCAGCGCGCCAACCGGGGCGAGCTGCTCCGCAGCGCGGCAAGCGGCGGGAGCGGCGGGCCGTACTCGAAGTGGGTGCCGTGACGGCGGCCGCCCGCATCGCCCGTGAGATGCCGCTCGACCGTGTGCAGCTCGCCGCCCTCGCCGACGACGCGCGAGCTCGCGCCCACGCCGCGCGCCTCGAGCGCATCAGGCGCGAGCGCGAGTCACGGGCCGCCGATCACTGGGCTGATTAGGCTTTCGCATGAGCACTGACGAACTGGCGACCCTCGGGCGCTCCCTTGAGCGCCTGGCCCTCGACCTCCTTGACGCCCTCCGCGATGGCGTTGTCACCGTTGACGAGCTGGTCGTCCTCGGGTGCGACGTGCCGGCCGTCGTCAAGGCCGCGTCAGACCTCGCGCGGCCCGACGACACGACACGCGGCGAGCGCGTGCGCGCGGCGAGGGCGATGCGACAGGCGGCGCGGCGGGCGCTGCTTGCCGCGCGCGACGACTAAGAGGCGGCCTCCAGCGCAGCGACGAGGGCGCGGCGCACGTGCGCGATCTGTTCCTCGGTCATTCCTTCTCCCCGCGGCGGTGCTCGCGGCGCTCGATGGTCGTTGCCAGCCCTTGGAACAGGCGCATTTCTGCCCCCGTGGCCTCAGGGTCGAGCGCGCACTCACGGAGCCACGCCACCACAGCCGCGCGCTCGTTCTTTGCGCCCGCGTCGGCCGCCTTGTGCAGCGACACGCCCAGCGCCCGTAACTCTGCGACCTGCGCGCGCAGCCGATCAACCTCCGCGACGAGCGCGGAAGCCTCCTGCGGAGAGACGGACCACGGGTAGTCATTTGCGGCGGCTCGTCGCAGGGCGTTGAGGATTTGCTCTACGGTCATTGGCCCTCCCCGCGGCGGTGCTCGCCGCACTCCAGCTCGATCCCGTCGAGGAGGGTGGTGGTGATGCGGTCCCACGCCGCCGCCCGCGCCCCCCACGCCTCCGCGCCCTCCGCCCACGCCTCCGCCGCCAGCGCCAACGTGCCCACCGCCAACGCCAGCGCCAACGTGCCCACCGCCCGCGCCGCCGCCGCCGCCGCCGCCC